GGGTAGTACAATGTAGCGGCGCCATTACGGACACCCCCTTGACTACAACTCCTTGTTGCGCTCTGGAACAACTTGTAAAAAGGTACAACCCCGGTGTGGTAAGCATCTCCGTTTCGTATTGGGCTGCCAAGTGCTCGTATTCTGCCTGCACCAATTCCAATTCCGGCTTTTTGACTGACGTACTTAACAATACTGCTTGCAGTAGCATTAATGCTATCCAGGCTGTCGTCAGTTTCAATGAGTACGCAGCTTGAGAATTGCTTTTGTGGAGTGCGTACACCAGCCATGACAGGAGTAGGCAAAGAAATATCGTGAAGACTAATAGAATCATAGTAATCCTTTACCCACTGTAAGCGAGTTTCTGTTGGATAGTTTTGAAATAGTGTTGCTGCAATTAATAGGTATGCTATCTGTGGTGTTTCGAATATTTCATTGGTAACACGATTCTGGACCAAATACTTGCCACGCCATTGCTCCATGGCCACGTAGGTAAAGTTCTCATCACGCTCATGATGTATAAATGAATTTAATTTTGTCCACTCATCATCAGTGTAGGCGGCGACAAGACCTGTATCGTAAAATCCAGACTCCACGTTCTTGCGAACTAGATCAATTAAAGGCCACGGAGCATAATCGCCGTACACTTGCTTACGCAAGTGATAGTTGATTAATCTACCTGCCACGTATTGATAGTTGGGTGTTTCTTCGCTGATAAGGTCTGCTGCACTTTTGATCAGTGTTTCTTGTATATCTGCAGTTTTGATTCCGTTGTAAAACTGTATGTGGCTTTTTATTTCTACTTCACTTGCACTTACTCCGGTTATCCCTTCAGTAGCCCACATTACCACCTTGTGCATTTTTTCTATATCTAATAATTCTCGACTTCCGTCTCTTTTTGTAACTTGAATTTGTGTCATTGACGCCTCTAGTATTGTTCTAATTTTAAATCTGTTGCTGTGTAGCAATATCTTAATTTTAATTGTTGATTGATTTGTTGTTTATTTACGATCTCACCTTCGACCAAATTAAGAACATATTTTCCCTGACACAAGTAAGCTATATGATAATCAAAACGCTTTTTAGCGTCATAATATACTCTTATTTCGGGATCAATGCTTTTGCCATGAGAGGAAAGATGTAAAGTATACAGCATTCCAAGTGTCTTTGCAAGATCGCAATAATAATTTTCAGTGATTAATTCCCATGGATCGGGCCAATTGGTGTTATCCTCGGGCATTAGATAAAACGGTATGAATGGACAACTCTGCCAGAATGCCTGCACCGAATGCACAGCATCATCAAGAGATTGATTGCTAATCTCTAATCGAAATTGTTTCCAACGATCCAATCGATCGCTGGTTGATAATTTGAACATCTATTTAAATAAATTGTTTGAAGTTAAACTTAAATGTTGCTGTTCCACTGCTTACTGATGCTAATAAACTAGTTGTATTTGCAAAAAGATTTGCATTAACACTGTTGGTCGTTTCAACATAGGAATCATCATAAATTAATGCAGTTCCTGTAGTCATCACAGAGAATGTACCGGACCTTGCATTGGCAGCATTTCTAATTTCATAATGGAGAGTCGGACCAGTATTAGCTGCAAACGATAACACTAGTGGTGTAGTTGTTAATGTATATTGTTGACTACCACTGTAAAGTAAATTGCCAAGTAGTAATCCACTTTGCAATCCGTTTCCATTCTCGTATGAGTCGCCTAACGAAAAATTAAAATTATTTCCATTTGCTAAAATATCGTTACCAACTGTGCCGTAATAGTTGCCTATACTGGTATACCCAACGGTGTCGCCTAAATTAACCGACACACCTGATATGTTATCAAACAAACTATTAAATACACGAATAGCAGTACATCCAGTACCAACAACACTAATTCCAGTACCGGCTTCGGTAAATTCACATCCATCAAACGTAATTCTATTTGATGTATTAATACTTGTATCAATTTCTACTAGAATCGGAGTATTACCAGGAACGATACTGGTAGTAAATCTAGATCCTTGTATTCTAATATTATTTGCACTATCTATTACAAATAATGAAGCAGACGCGGTTGTAGAAGAATTAATAAATTGCAGTCCACTGATATCAATGTCCTGCGGCATTGTTGCACCACCAGATCCCAAGTTAACATCAGTTTGAAATTTACTATCGCATAAAACAATTGCAGACTGACCAGCAACAGATTGTTTTATAATACTGCTGCCCATCCCGTCACCAACCAAACGTGTATAGGGTGGAATATATATTGGTGTAGTAACAAGATAAGTGCCGCCGGGCAAATATAAAGTACGACGAGCACGAGGATTTGTTTCAACTGTACCTGCTAAGTAAATCTGTTGTAATGCTCTGTTAATGGCTGCTGTATCATCAGTGACTCCATTGCCAGCTGCACCAAAATCTCTAGCATTTACTACATCGTCTAGTTTAGCTTGTAATGTTCTAACAATCGGGCTTAATGCACTAGGACCAGTTTGTGAAGTAAATCCAGCCGAGTTTCCGCCAAATGTGTAAGAGTTACTTGCTGCAGACTGTAGTCCAGCAACATCGTATTCTGTTAAAATTCGTGTAATACCGACAGTGGGTGCACCTTCTTCTAAGGTGCCATTACCAATATAAAGTTTTCTTGTATCTACACTCCACCCTAGCTCAGCACTACTCAGCTGAGGCAAATCTTGCTCTAAACCTCTACGGTGTTGTATTCTGGAAATTTGGGTAACTGCCATGCTAAATCCTTGTATATTTTGTATTTAGCTTGAAAGATAGTATAGCTCAACTCTACGCATCCACTGATCTCTCCAATGTGCAAAATCTTGAGGTTCCAGCACAAACTCTTGATAGACTGGCTCATCTTGCTCAGTTGCGGGTTTTACACACATTAGAATAACACCCGTGTTAATTGCTGTACCATAGGTATCGTTGTGTGCTTCTGCATAGGCTGCTAGTTGTAGAAAGTAATCATCAATCCACTCGCGTTTTTTGACTTTGTTACTTTGTTTAAAGTCCATAATTGCTGGCTGGCCTTTCCATACTCCTACTAGGTCTGTGGTACCTGCATATAACCCACTATAATAAAGTGGCACTTCTGAACCCCAATATTCATTGGCATGTTGTAGACCTTCGAGTATTACTTTAGCGGCCATGAACCAACTTGGTTGTGCAAACGGGTTTGTAGGAAAGTCGCCTATGTCGTCGTTTTTAACATAGCGTTCAAGATAGGTGTGCATACGAGTACCACGATTAGCAGCTTCTGTAGTAATCTGTTGAGCACGTTCATGTCCCACACGATTGCGCCATTCTTGTAGTTTTTGTTTTGCTTCTTCGGGTTTGGTTCGTTCTAGGATAGTGGTGACGCTTGGGACTTTACTACCATCTGGCAATGCATAATGGCGCTTGCCCTCTACGCTTTCTCTAGCTAGAGGACTATAGTTATATTTTGATATTATCATTTAAATTCGAAAACTCTCACCGCAACCGCAGCGATCCTTTTCATTAGGGTTGATGAACTCAAAACCTTCATTGAGTCCTTGGCGTTTATAGTCCATTGTGAGTCCATTTACATAAGGCAAATCTTTACCATTGATATAAACGTTAACACCGTGACTTTCATAAGTCATCCAGTCACGTGTGATAGGAGGGATATCAATGTATTCTAGTTTGTAAGCAAGTCCACTGCAACCAGTGGTACGAATTCCGACCATGATGCCGATTCCTTTGCCTCGTTTTTCAATATGCTTTAAAACTTTTTTTGCTGCAATTTCAGTTAATTGTATCATGTTTAGACTTATAGTCAGCTATAGCCGATTTAATTGCATCTTCCGCCAATATGGAACAGTGTATTTTAACCGGAGGTAACGCGAGTTCTTCCGCAATGTGGGTATTCTTAATCTCAGCCGCCTCATTGAGACTCTTTCCTTTAAGCCACGTAGTGACAAGCGATGAACTTGCAATCGCCGAACCGCAACCGTATGTCTTAAATTTAGCATCGGTGATAATTTCATTTTCCACCTTGATTTGAAGTTGTAGTACATCTCCGCAAGCCGGAGCACCTACTAGACCAGTGCCTACACTGGAATCGTCTTTGTCCATTTTACCTACATTGCGTGGATTTTCGTAGTGGTCCAGAACTTGACCTGAATAAGCCATATGTTCTCCTTTGAATTATTATAAATTAATTAACCGCGTTTAGCAAGCGCAGACTTTGCCATAGCGTCTACAGTCTTCTCGGGAGCAGTTTTTGGTGCGGTACCGTCAGGTCCCATAGTTGATTTATCAGTGACGTCTTCAGCATAAGGAGTAATATAAACATACATTACACCGTTCTTGTCTGTGTCAACACTCTTAATAAGATTTTTAACTGTTTCGTTATTTTGTTTAGCTGTATCAAACGCTGCCATGTCAAACTCAGGATGTTTAACTTTAACTAAATTGATAAGACTATCTAAACGTAGTTTAGGTACTTGATGAAAATTATGACTACGACCCTGCGCATTCATTAATATCTCTTCAAGATAAACTATGGCAGGATCTGCAGCCTCATCTTCAATGATTTCGTCTAATGCGTCTTCGACGATAATATCACGAATTCGCATTAGCGTTTCTCTCTACCAATTTCATTTGGACCAGCTGCTGCATCAGTAGCTGCAAATGCTTCGGTATCAGAATCAAAATCGTTAGCGGCACCCATGTCGCCCATTGCATCAGCAGGCATTGCACCAGGCATTGCACCAGGCATTGGTGCTGCTGTACCCATAGCCATTGGCTGTGCCACTTGTTCGCCGGCCAACGCACGAGCTGCTTGGTCTGCACTTTCACGTGCTGTACCTAACTGATCAACCATGCTGGCCAACAATGAACCAACACTGGCTTTGAACTGATCAGCTTGTTCCATACCAATTTGGTCACGGATTGTGTCTAGTAATGCAGGCATTTGCTCGTTTTGCATTTTGCTTACTTCTTCAAGCATGTCCTGAATACTGTCAACCATGTCTTTGGCAGCTAGAATAGCTTGGCTCTTGCCCATTTCGCTTTCAGCTAGAAAACGTGTTTTGTTTTCTACCATCCAACGATGTAAGCCTTCACGCACCATCAAGAGTTCCATGTATTTTGGATTCTTTTCAGCTACATGTACGCCGTGACTGCGTTTAATTTGCTCCAAACTTTCTGTTAGACCGTTTGCTAGCAAATATGCTTTTCTTAGTGTCAAGTTATCGTAATCTAGCTTAAAGCCAAAACGACTTTCCATAACTTTATTAATTTTTGTTGCGGTTGGCTTAACGCCCATTTCTGTTAATCTCATAGTGGTTGGTTCCCAAAGTTTAAGTATTTAGCCGAATTTAAACTTTTTTTCAAAATATTAATTAATGCTCGGCGTTGCATTTTGGCATCTATACATCTATTTAACACAACTCCGTGTTTAAGTGAATCTTGTTGATGTGCTAGAGTGTACTCGTACTGCACAATATTCACTTCTAGCCGCCCTATTTTGGTATCTAAATCCAGCAGTTTTTGTGCTTCTGTATGTTGATGTTTTGTACTATTTACACAATAAACAACGGCTGCAAGTCTGCTAGTAAATTCGTGTATGTAACGCCCATCTTGTTGATCTACTCGCCAGCGATCTTTGTCCAGTCCAGTAACACGATAATTACCAACAAAAAACCCGTGATCTCCAGCTGGAATTATCACGGGTGTGTTTTTGTATTGTGAAAGTTGTTTTTGTGTCCAGTCTTTTAAGTATAGTGTGCCGAACTCAGCAAAAGTATTTTGTGCTTGTTTAAATTCTTTTTTTGTATGTGATTTTGCCGTCTTCATTTTTTCTTAGCAGTACGTCTTTGTTGACCAATTGATTTGCCAGTAAGTGTTGTCTTTCATCTAAGTCTTCACGTGCAATGGTTGTACGCTCATGAAATTGCCCCAACATGTCTGCTTCTTCGTTTGTAAGTGGTACTCGTACTTTATTTAAGAGTTCTACAATCTTCATTTTAAAATTAATTGAACTACTACTGTAATTAAACCTGTTACTAATGCTACCCCAAATGCTGTGCCTATGTTGATAATTTGCCCGCTGACTTTAGTGCTGGTATCTGCAGCAGAATCTGATAGTTTTGTACGTATGATTATGATGTGTTCTTCCATCGTGCTCATACGATCTTCGAGTTTGTCTAATTTTTGTTCCAATGTCTTGTATCTTTCCGCACATAAATCAACGTGCGCACCAAGACTTGTTCTTTCACTCTCTGCCATTTTATTCTTTCGATAGAAGTTGAGGGTTCTGTATAATTGCCAATATATGCCATAAGAGTGTGCCTAAGTGAGCCAGTGAATCAAATAGTATTTAAGTTAAATCTGCGATCTATAAAATATATGTTTTTGATTGCGCCATATGGATAGAAAATAGGCAGCATAAAACGTGCAGTTTCTTCAAGCCCACAAATAACGGGCACTTGTGCAAAATCTTTATCCAAGACACCCACTGGATCTCCATCATGTAAGAACACATCTTCATGTTCTACACCAAAACAAAAGATCCAACATTTTTGCTGCCCGTGATACATTTCCCCAAACCCGCTGCTTTTGTCAATTTCAAAGGTTTGACAGTATGGACCATCAATCAACTGTGGTTGAGCTTTTAGGCCAATTACTTGTAGTACTGTTTCCCAGTTACGCTGTTGATTGCGCTCAAGCTCATTGTCCACACGATGTCTTGTGACACCAGTGGCAGTAATATCAACTAAAGTAATGCCGGTAAAGAATTTCATATAGGTATTTATAGTCAACAAAAAAGGCAGAACAAGTCTGCCTTGATTTGCTTTAAGTTAAACTAGATTAGCTAACTACAAAACTTGTACCATTGGTTACAGTTGCGCTACCTAAATTAACTGAACCTTTCTTTGTGCCAATTGCTTGTAGTGCTGTTTGTAGTACACTTGCATCAGGTGCATTAACACCGTCACATACCAAACTAATTGCACCCGAGGTTGGGTGTGCGTAATATGCTAGTACAGGCGGGAAAGCCTGAATAATTGCTTCAAATGCTTCGTTGGCTGCATCATCTTCTGCTGACAAGTTAACGCTTGCAACAATGTAAAATACTACACTTTGACCAACTTCGGTATACTGAATACCATTTAGTACGCCTGTTAAACCTGCAAAACTGTAGCCGGCGCTACGATCTAATCCAATTGCCATTTTAATTCTCCTAAGATATTTGCGTTACCGCATGTATATATTTATTACAGTCATAAAAAAAGCAGACCGAAGCCTGCTTTTTAATGCTTAATTTAATTAAGCAATTTTAATACCACCAGTTGTGGTAACTGCTGCTAATGCTGGGAATACGTTACCGTATGCACCAATGTTAGCACCAGCCGTACCAGTGTGGCTTAGTGTACGAATAACTGTTTGTAGATCAGCTGCTGTCCATGCACTACGCTCAGTGATAACGCTTAACTGTGCTGTTGCACCTGCTGCGTCAACTTGGTATGCTAAAACTGTAGCATTTGAAGCGATAGTTTTTAATAGTGTGTCAACTGCTGGGGTTAAGCCAGCACCGCTTGGACCTGTTAGTTCAGCTGCTAGGTTAGCAGTAATACCTAGTGTGGTAATTTTATAAGCCTGGATTGGGCTCGAAATACCTGTGTTGATAATTTGTGCATTTGCATTTTTGGTGTATCCATCACCGATGTTGTTCACTAATTGTGAATCACCGCTTACTCTTGTAACTCCGATTGGCATTTTATTTCTCCTTAAATATGTGCGTCACCGCATGTTAATATTTATACCTGTTAAGGATTTTTGGCGAAATTAGCGGCACTAAACCCGGTTCTATTTACTAGTTTGATCAGTCCTTTTGTAGTAACAACAACATATCCTTCGCCACCCAGTGCACCATTAACTGTAGCTTTTATGGATCGTTGTTGATTGTCCATTTGTTGTATAACATTATTTTTAGCGATTGTTATGGCAGCGTTGATAGCAAATGCGCCTTCAACTCCGGCTTTATTTTTAATCAAATAACCATCTTGTGCATCGCCGATTAATCGTTGCATTTTAGGAGTAGATAATTTAGTAGGCAACCACTCAATAAATGTTTTTGATTCTCCACGCAATCTAGCATTAATATATTGCTTCATCAATGACGGTAAGTTTGTTACTTTTAATGTACTTAAATTAGCTGGGTTGATTAGCTCATCCACTGCTGCTCCATATTTTTGAATAGCAAGATTGACTTTCTTTTCAAGTTGCACTGGTGTTTTAAGATTTACTCTATCAGCAATCTGTGGTGTCAAAATGCACAACTGACCATCAAGATTTAATTGTCCTGTACCTTTTAATACAGATGGTGGACTATCATAATCTGAAAAATATTGATGTACCACTATTCCGCCTAGACAACCGCCTATTTGTTTACCTAGATCACTTTGTACAGGAACGTGATATGTGACTGTGTTTGGTTTAAACACATAGTCTGCATTTTGTACAGGCGGTACACCGGTCCACAATAAATCTCCCCAATAGTATCCGCGAGCATCAGCCGGGACTGCTTGTTCAAACAATGGCCATAGTACTTGTAATTTTTTATATAAGTCCAATCGGTTGACACCACGAGCAGCATCGTATGCCGCAAATTGATCTACACTTGCAATATGACGACCGGAACCATCTTTCTTAGTAAACATGTGTTTGTCTACTACAGATAAAACTCCGTCAACGTTTCTTCCAAATATAAGAGCAGGGAAGCCATCATATTTTATAGTTACGTTTTTAGGTTGCGAAATTGCTAAGTTTAATGATTGAAATCCACGGATTGCTCCAGCAGTACCTTCGGTGAATACTAAATCTTCCGGATGCTCAATATGAGTTTCTACATCCTCGAGAATGTCTATGAACTCTAAGATCATGTTATCGTTTCTTACGCTTAGTGGGTGGAATTTTTTCTACGTACCCCTCTATGTTAGCATAATCGTCCAATATTTCATACTGATTTGATGGAACAGGTATAGGAATTCCTGTACTAGGAATCTGATACCACCGTTCGTTTGGATATTTGTACATCATACCAGCTGGTGTTTCTACTGCGATACGTTCATCACGAGCCAATGGTTCATCTGCTAAATTTATTGGCTGTTCGTACTCTGGCTCTGCAGGAGCAGGTTCTGGTGTTGCTGCTGGATCCGGTGTTGGTTTTGCAGGAGCAGGTTTATTGTTAGATGTACGAGTTGGTAATTCTATTTCTGGTGTTGTCTCTGGCTTTGGTTTTGGTATAGAATCAGCTGCTTGTTCTTTTTCTGCAGGTGTAGGTTTTTTACCGATTTCTATACCGTATAACTCTTGTGCTTTCTTGGCAACTTCTGAATCAAGCGGTTTGCCTGTGCCACGAACAGGATATTCTTCTTTGCTTTGTAATGCTTGGGGTTGTATTTTGCTAGCAAACCCGCTCCAGAATCCTTCTTTTAATACGTCTTTAATCTTCACTTCGAAATCTCCTAACTCCGCGGGCAAATTTAGCAGGATCTTGAGCACGTATACTGTTTAACAATCTACGCTCAAGTTCAGCAGCTTGCTCTGTATCATAGTTTTCTTTGATATAATTGATCAAATTTATAGCACCCTGAATTACATGGCTAGCACGACTTTCCACAAGATTTTCCCTGTCTTTGGTAACAGGCATGTGGGCCAGCTCATCAAGTATGCTGCGGGTACGTTTCTGCAAAATCTACTCCATTATTAGATATTTAGTGTAGTAATTAATTATAAATGTGTTATAAATCTTTGTAAATACAACATGAACCCTTATTTTTGTGTAATGCCGTTTTTTGGAGCAGAACTCTCTTCCAATTCCAACAAAATCACTCCTTGTTGTTTGTTAAAAAATAATTCAAACATCGATGAAATTAGACAAAAAATGCTCGATCATCAACAGCCTGTTGAATGTTCAGTATGTTGGAATCTTGAACAAAAAAATATCAAAAGTGATCGTCAGTATAAAAACGAGGCATTTGATTTTTATCTTAATAAAGATATTAAATCCATTGAAGAAGATTGTAAAAAAGGTTTATATTCCGAACAAATTATAAAAATTTACACATCAAATTTATGTAATAGCACTTGTGTCACATGCGATTCATATAGTAGCTCTGCTTGGTCCTCACTTAAAGGGATAAAAGAAAAAAAATCTATTATCTCAATTTCTGCATTGGCTCAACTTGACTACAGCAATATTAAGATGCTTAGTTTTGTAGGAGGCGAACCATTATACGAAAAAATAAATTTTGATATTTTAAATTATCTTATCAAAGCAGGAAATACAAATTGTTTTATTTCTATTGTAACAAACGGATCAGTTAAATTAAATCCAGATCAACTTAACATTCTAAAAAAATTTCAAAATTTAAATATTTGTCTTAGTATTGATGGCATCAGCAAACGATTTGAATATATTAGATATCCGTTAAAATGGGACTTATTATTAAAAAATATAGAATTGTTTAAGTCGCTCAATATTAATTTAAGTGTAAGCTATACCATCAGTAATTTAAATTTATTATACTATAGTGAAACAATCGATTGGTTTAACAAACAAAATTTGCCATATAATCATAATATTGTAAAATATCCGTTACATTTTTCTATCAATTCTTTACCAAAAGAATTTAAGTCATTATTGTCTATCGAAGCAAAACACTTACTAAGAAAACATCTACCACAAGATGACGCCCAATTTGTTTTTTTTGTAAAAGAACTGGGTCTTCAAGACAACTTAAAGAATATTTCAATTAAAGATTACATGCCAGAAATGTATGATCTTATTCAGAAAAATATTTAACAATGTCCGGAAACGTTTGTTTCCAGTTATTTTTTCTAATAGGATCCCATTGATCTGTAAAATTCAAAATTGATTGATACGATTCAAAAGAGTGTGACAAAATAATTTTACTAATTATATGATCAGGATATTTTTTATAAATTTTCTCTCTAAGGCTCATTGGAGTTTTTTTAAGATCCCATGTTCCCCAACATGGATGTATGTTAATTTCTGTTTTATCACCAAGTCTATTTGTATCTAATTTTTGTTCTACCCAATTTTCTATTTCTTCATAATAGTAAGCATTGAAGGGATTTAAAGTATGATTAATCCTAAATAAAAGATTGCCTGGAGCAATAGCTCTAAGATTCAATAAGTTTTGTTCGATTTTTGTCCACGATAATGGCCATCGAATATAATCAAATCGTTCGTCAATGCCATCAATGCTTGCCTCAAAATAAATTAATTTAAATTTTTTCCAAATATTTAAAATATTTTCTTTTGGAACAATACTAGCATTAGTAGTGTACCACACATCACACTGTGAGGGGTTGGGTATCTTTTCTAAAATTTTAATATGAGTATCAGTAAGTAAAGGTTCGCCGCCAAAAAATTTAACACGTTTAACGTTATTAAAATCAACATTATTTAAAATAGTGCTTAAATACGATTCGTGATTGGACTGCTGATTAATTGTAAAAATTTTATTTTTATTATATTGTTTTTCCCAAAGTGTACTTGCTTCTGGTCCGCAAATAACACAGGCAGCATTACATGTCATATCAAGATTAATATCTAATGCAATTGGTGCTGTAGAGTTTACTTCGGGTACAATATCAAAACTTGATTGTCTAAAACTTTTTTGTCCACCATTTTCTTGTTCCTGACACACACGGCAATCGTTGGTCCAATAATTAATTTTTGCTCTTTCTTTAATTTTTTGGTCATAATATTGATCAATATGGATAGTATTACTGGACCAACAGCAAGGCTTAACAACCAATGATTGATTTAATATCTGAAAAGAGTAACCGTTAGATAAAAATCTACAGAATTGATTTGACATATATTACCCTGTTTTGCTTTTTAGTCCGGCTAGCATCTGCTTGAGTTTAGTGCTATCTACATTACCTTGTACTTTGCTCTCAATACTAAAACCTTCTCGGGGTTTTGCTGTAACGGGTGCCAGTGTACTTGTTGTTTTGATTTGTTCAAGAATGCCCTTGCTAGACTGATGACCAAATCCGCCATCATTGCTGTCTAAGCCTGGGTCAGTGATACGCATGGTTTCTATGTTATATTCCAAGTCCACTTTCATGCCCACGCCTGTACTGCTACGCGATTTCATACATTGTATTTGATAGCGTCCACGTTCTTTCATGGCCCTGCTGGTAAAGATACCAAACACATTGTCTGCTGTATTGATCTTGGATATACCACCTGATATATGACTGTGGTCAAATTCTACTTCTTCAACTGCACTGCGATTCAACTGCGATGCAGTTACCATTAAGATACCTAGTTCCTTAGCCAAGTTACGTAGTTCTTCACTCACGTATTTGTCTTTAACAAACAAGTCATTTGGACTTACTTTAGCTGATACTGGCATTAACAAGTCCAAATAGTCAATCATCATAAAGTCCACTTGCTTGCCCGTTTGTATTTGATACTCTTTCAAGAACGCACGGATATCGTTAATATTGCTCTGTGCCGGCAATGCTTTAACTTGATAGTTACCTGCTTTCTTACCCACCATCTTGACTTTGAGTGTGGCAGTATCTATGTCCTTGCGTATATCCTTGGTACTCATACTGGCCAGCATGGCATCAGTTCTTAAACTTGTAAGTTCTTCACTGAGTTCTAAACTTATATAAACACCACTGAGTCCTGCTTGTAACCAATTTAATGCAATGTTCATCATGACCAAACTTTTACCAGAACCAGATCCTCCAGCAAAGATGTTTAGTTCTCCTCTGCTGAATCCACCATACAATAGTTTGTCTACACTGGGCCATCCTGTGCTTACTTGTCCGCCAGCATTGAAGTATCTATTAATACGTTCACTAGGATCAGCAAAGTAATCTGTACCCATGTCTTTTGTGAGACTGATGTGTACTGCGTCCTTGATCAGTTTCTCTACTGGATCATAATCGCCATTCTCAATTAAGTCTGCTGCTTTAAGAATAGCACGTTCTAGTTCTTGTCTGCGACAAAAACTTTCAAATTCTTCCAAGAACCAATCATAGTGTCCTTTGTCCAAGTTGGGTACTGGACGTAGTTCTACTCCTGTTACTGCTTGTATTTGATCACGTGTGGGTAGTGTGCGATGATCATCGCTGTGTGTTTTGATAAACTCTGCTGTAGCACGTAGGCTACGATCAAAGTTCTCAGAGTTAAAGATGTTCTGTACCCTAACATAGGTGCTGGCATCTTCCATCATCATTTCTAAAAATAATTTCTGTATGTCTGCGTTATAGTCTTTTGTCATGAATAAAGTCGTTTCTTCTTGAGCTCAATTTTTAACTTACTGGTTTCTCTTGCTTCTAGTATTGCCTTGACTACAAATAATTTACCATACTTTAATATGGCTTCATTAACATCTTTACAGGTCTCCATCCATACAGGAAAACTCACAGTCCAGCCTAATTCTATTGCACGTTCAACTAGCTTACGTCCTGTACGATCACTATCAGGTACAACAACGACTTCACGCTGTAGTCGATCAATTAGTTCGGCTTGTTGATCTGATACTTCACTGCCATTAAGTGCCACACCATCTACACTCATGGCATCAAAAGGTCCTTCACAGACAAGTACAAACTTCCAATCTGGGTGTTGTGTATCAAGATTAAACACAAAGTCTGCAGGATGACTTGAATAATACTTGGGTTTGACGCCATCCACAATAGCTCTAGCTGTGTATCCAACGATTTGTCGTTCATAGTAGAAAGGAACAATAATTCTACGATGCATGTTGTATGCTTCTTCTGGTGTCCAGTAGAAATCATATTTACTATTAGAA